AATAGTTTGATCTGGTTTAAACATTGCATACCATGCCAAGTAAATAGCAGCACATGTAGTCTTGCCTGTTTGCCTAGGCATCATATTAATGTTAAAGCGGTAGCTGTGGTAGCTGTGCATTAAGCGCAGCTGATATTCAAAAGGATCAAACAATAACTTGCCTTTTACAGGGTGTTGAATGTATGCAAACTTTCGAGCAAAGTACAAATATCCTTCGTCAGGATCCATGCACTTCATCAAGTCGTCAACTTGTGCTTCTGTAAAAGTTTCTTGTTTATTCGCCTTCTTAATTAAGACGCCGTCCAATGATGCTGCCATATTAATACTTATCCTATTATATCGTCATAATAACCAATGTCGAACCTAAGATCAAATAACTTACGTCTGTCTTGTTGGATTAAAATATGTGTAGGAGCAGCATATTCCCCGTATCTTGGTTCACTCCACAACCATTCGTATTCTAAACTAACATCTAATTTACTACAAAGTTTCTTTAGTCGCCTACGATTATAGTTGGGTACAATGTAAACAATGGCTTGGTTGTTTTCTAAGTGTTCCCATTTGCCTGTCCATTGAGTGATTTTAATTTCACTCTTTTTCCATGCTGCTGCACTCCAAGGACACACAGGCTTTATACTATCAAAATATGCCGTCCAATTAATGTCGTCTTTTACCATGCAACTATTTACTCAAGAAAATAGGCTCCGAAGAGCCTATCTGGTTAATACATTTAGTTAATAGTATTATTTTTTCTTGCCACGACCACGACCGGCCATTAACTTGTCTTTGCCACGTCCACGACCGGCCATTAACTTGTCTTTGCCACGTCCACGTCCGGCCATTACTTTGCCACGGCCTTCAGCAGTCATTTCTTCTTTTTGGAACTGCGGAGGTACTTTACCTTTTTTAGGCTTGCTGCCTTTATCAGCAAGTGCCTTTTTCATTGGCTCTTTTTTGTCACCATCTTTATCAACATCTAAAAAGTCAGGCTTTGCTTTCTTTTCAGTTAGTGCTGCATACAATGCTGCTTTAATGTTTTCAATAGCCATTGGATTGTCGCCGTCTTGTGCAGCAGGGTATGATTTCTTCTTACGGTTTAGATCGTTACCGTCTGGAATAGCGTCACTCATGTCACCGTAACGTGGGTCTGGCTCATTGGCATAATCGCCCTCTACTTCGATTTCGTCGTCTACTTCATTAGTAGGCAATCCTGCAAGTCTAGCAAGTTCATTTTGGCTGTCCATATTTTTGCCCTTAACTTTAATAGTGTAAGTGCCTTCACCTGACATATCTTCAGTTTCTACTTCTTCATCTTCCGTGCTGTCGTCGCATACACACGGTTCTTGGCCGCAAGCTTCACAAGTGTCTGCTTCCATTTCGTTAGCATATGATTCATCTTCGCCGCCGTCTAAATCTGCAATAGCAGGAAGGTTCATTTTGTCATCATCGTGGTCATGTTCTGGCTCTCCCATAATACCTGACAACCGTTCCATATCCATACGTGGTGATAACATTTTAGCAGCAACTGGTTCAGGTGCACTCATGCCTGCGTTTTTCATCATATTGATTAGATCGTCAACATGTTCTTTACCGCTAGCATTTAAGCTTACGTTCATGCTAACAGGAGTACCTGGATTTGTTGGCGCTGACATAGGTGGCATAGCGCCCATTTCTGACATACCATATCCTTCGATACGATCCATTGACTCAATTAATTTCTTCATATTCATAATTAGCTCCCTATAGTGCTTTTGGTGTTTTCAGATTTGCCAATGTCCGTTGACTCACCTTTTGGTGCACCGTCTGCACCGTCGTGTTCGCGTTCTTTGCGAGCGGTTTCGAGTTCTTTTAAAAGACTCATTACTCTATTTCCAGCAACTGCGTCTTGGGCACTTTCGCCGCCCATATCTGCTGTAGTTAACATTGCTTCATACGGAGCGCTGTCATCCATTTCTTGATATTCTTCTCTAGGATCATTTGCATTACGTACAATAATGTGCGATTGTGCAATGTTACAGCATTGAGCTACATATACCTGAAGTACTTGGCTAGTAGTTGGATATTCAACAGCTAGTTCAAAATATGTAACTTCCATATTTTGCAATTGCGGGAAGTCTAATGGACGTTCTTGAATTGGTGTTTTCTTACCTGAAGTTAAACTGTTAGCACCGTACTTTTTAAATATTGTCTCTAGAGTATCTTCAAAGCCTTCTGGCAAGGGGCCAGCAACTCCTATTTTAAATTGATAAGTCTTTTTAGACTCGGTTAGTAATTCTTTAAATGATCTCATTGCGCAATGATCCCTGTTCTATATGTATTATTTATCTTTATCTAAGCCTTTGAGTCGTTCTAAAAGACTGTTTCTATCCATTACGACATATCCGGAACCATTAACAATATCTCCATCGCCTGTGCTACCGTCTTTATCTTGTTTTTCTTTCTTAAGTTGCAATTCAATCATTTTTAATTTTTTATCTAACTTTGCAACTTTAGCATCTAAACTAGTTTTAAGCATACCGCCGGCTACTTCAAATACTCTGCCACTGTAACGACTTTCAACATTCATACCTAAATCCATTAGGTCATCATATGCTTGCATTGCTTTATCGGCAATTTCGTTAAGTTCTTTGTCTGCCATTTCACCTAAGCCTTTTACAGCAGGCAATGCACTAGCAATTTTATCAAACTCTGCTATGTCACGAAACGTTTCCGCTTGTGCTATTTGGTATTCTTTCTGATCTGATTCTTGTTCTTTTGCATGTTCTATAAATTCTTTAGAACTAGGTAAGTCAAGTAATTCTTCTAATTTTTTTGTCATAGATTTATTCCATTATATGCTACTATTATTTATCTTCGTTTTCCAGAATGAAAGATGTCGTCTTCAGTAACAATACGGAATATTATTCCTTTTTGCTTGCACCATGCTCGTGCTGCTTCCCACTTAGCTTGATTAACTACATAATGTGCTTGATTGTGTTTACTGTTTCCTAAGTTTTCTCGCATAGCTTGATTTTTAGGTTTAACTTCAATTAGTTCTACACGCTGCTTTGTACTCTTATCAGCATATGCAATAAAGAAATCTGGTACGTAAACAGTTTGTTTACCAGTTAATGGATTACGATAAGGAATACGTACTGCTTCGCTTGCCCATTGAGTTATAGCAGGATGTTCATCGCAGAATTTCATAAAAGTAAATTCCCAACCTGAACGATATGTAGGCGTTTTATTTCCTATATACTTTTGTGGATTTTTTAGATTAAATTTACCTTGTGCAAATCTAGACATATCATACTACAACGTTTCTTTGATCAAATAAAGTAGACTGGGTAGATTCATCTCTAAAACCTAATACACTAGTTTTTTCTCTATTAAAGTTAAGTATTTGAGCAACAATGAGACTAAGCTGTACGTCTGTTACACCCTTGAGTGTATCAATTAGTTGTTGTACATTTAAATCGTCAATTTTAGCCTGTTGTAGTAGTACACTTGCTGTATTAATTGCAGCAGTTTTTTCAAATCCTCTTTTAAGAAAATAGCCAATGACAGCATCAACTTCACTTGGATTATAACTTATTTCTATATTATAAAAGTTATTAAAAAATTCTGTGGTTATTTCAGAGATTGCCATAATGCGTTTCCTTTATGGATTAGGTAAATTAGATATTGCGTTTGATGCAACTTGTGTTAATTTTTGGTTGCCATTAATTGCATTAGCAGCTTGTGTGTTATACGCCGCTTTTTGTGATGCAGATGCACTATTATATGCATTAATACTTATATTGGGAAGTGCTCCACTATTAACTAGTGCAGGTAATACTTGATTAGCTACTGCTGGATTTGCCAATTGAGTTGCAATTTGCTGATTACTTAGTGTTCTAGAATTATTAGATTGAGATGTAGATACTGTTTGTATATTTTGACTGTCAGGAACAGGCAATTTATTTTGAGATAATATGGTTGTCACCACTCCACCAATGACACCCGTTGCAACATCTTTTAGAATATTACCGCTTTTGCCGTTTTTGTTGCCAAATGCTTTATTTAATAGTGCCGATGTGCCTAACCCAATTAATGCAGGGAGAAGTCCTTTGCCGCTTAAATTGCCATTCATTGAGTCATCAAGATACCCCAGCGGACTCGGAGTTACGTCATACCCTACGCTTTGGTCAGCGAATCCTGCAGGAGTATTACTGGCAACTGATCCGCTTGTATACTGTACAGATTCGTATGTACAAGAGATAGTATTTTCATTAAAGTCACTACCTTCACTCTGCACACTACCATGATCCCATGCAGTTAATAATGGATTAACTAACGTATATGCTACCCAGTCTCTACGTGACAATTGATAAATTGTAATACTTTTAAAGAATGGATTTCGTTTACCGTTATTAAGCCCGTATTCAGGAACTCTAGCAAAATACTTGTCTCGAGCGCCATAAGCGCCGTTAATCCCGTTTATTATTTTGTTGGCATCAACAAAATAATATCTGTAGTATTCCTCTAACAATGCTCTAGTAACGCCGGTATTGTCGTCATGAAAAACAATTCTACAATCTTGATAATCAACACGAGTTTGAACATTTTTCTTACGGTTGTATTGTTGTTTAGTGTCTACACTTGCCCTAAAGCTAGGCAAGTCTGCGCTTTTAACAAGAACTCCTAGTTCTTTTTGAAATCTAAATACATTTGAAGTTGCACTATTACCAATTTCATCGTTAGGATCAAACCTAACATGATACATATATTTTGTTTTTGGTGCAAAGGCAAAATTATTTTGAGTATATATCTGATTGGCGTGACGAGCATCACGTAAATGTGTCTCAGATTCTAAGTTAAATAGGAATGCATCTTTTAAGCTCATACTAATATTTATCCTTGTGCATTATCTGTGTATATAAAGAAAAGCGAAGATCGAGTAAACAATCTTCGCTTTCTAATAGAAATACCAATCTTAACTAAACGTATTAGCCAGTAACTGTTGTTCCGCCGATAGCTGATGCAACTGCTCTTGCTGTTGCTTCGCCTATGCCTTCGAAACTGTCGTCTGCACCAAACTGGATAGCATTGTCATAACGGATAGTTAGCGTAGTTGTTACTGCTTCGTTAGTAGCATATGCTAATGAGTTATAGTTAGCTGATTCAATATAGCAACCTACTAATTGGAAGCGATCAATTACGTTTGCACCATTAGCACCGTTACCACCGTCTAGAATTTCAATTCTAGTTTGGAACTTGTAAGTACCGCTTGATACTGCGCTTGACTGCTCGAAGAAGTCAAACTGCTTTTGTAGCTGCTGACCAATAACTTTTTGTACGTTGTTGTTTGCATCTTCACGTAGTGTAAGTGTAATTGGATCCCATGTGTGCTTACCAGCAAGATATGTTCTTGAGTTATAAGCTTCAATTGTCATTTGTTCAAAAGTGATGTTTGGACGAGTTACGTCTACTACCTGTCTTGAAATTTCTCTAGTACCGTCTGGGCCACCAGTAGTACCAAAACTGTCTAGTAATACTCTAAAGCGATACTGTAACTTAGGCATCAATAATGATGAGTTGGAACCAGCACCTTCTGTAGGTACACTAATATTTTGTAATGTTGTGATTGGCATTCGTAATCTCCTATACAATATTTATGCCTTAATGGATGGAGACCATTCTCCATCCATTATATGCGCAGATTAACCTAGTGCTGCAATTTCGCCTGTGTTCTTAATTCTTAACGGAATGTAAATAAACTCAATTGCCTTAACTGGTTCAATAGCAATATCTAAGTATAGCTCATTACGATCAATTCTTGAAGGTGTGTTGTTTGATTCATCACACACTACTAGGAAGTCGTATAGTGCTCTTAGTGCTACTAATTCTAGTAACAACGCGTCTGCCGCTGCTTTAACTTGATCACGGGTGATCTTGTCATTTGGCTCAAATAAGTATGGCTTAGCTAGTAGTTCTAGTTGACCACGTAAGTACACAGTTAGACGTGCTACGTTAACCCGATCTAATGCACTTGCGTTTCTTGCACGAGTCTTTTGACCAAACACAACTAAACCTGCACCACTAATAAAAGTAATTGGGTTAATTGAGTTACTGTAAAGCGTATCACGCTGCCCGGTGTTCAGTGCCACTGATTTAAATTCGCCTTCGCTTGTGATATAGCCCGAACTTGTAGCATTAGTTACACCACCGCGTCGTGTACCTGCTGGAGCAAACCAGGGGAATGCAACTTGGTCGTTTAGTATAATAGTACGTAGGGCCATATGACTTGCTGGAACAACAATATTGTTTCCTGCATTGTCGCTTGTAAAGCCTGAACCATAATACATAGCCATGTACTCGTCAAAGCTTACTGCGCCGTCGT